CAGGGGGATTTGCATAATTTAAATTTGAAGGAGTTGACCATGGCAAGACCCAAAAAGCCGACAGAACTGAAGAAAAGACAGGGGACGTACAGATCCAGCAGAGCAAACAAAAACGAGCCGACACCGGAGATTTTAATTCCCGATCCGCCTGACCATTTGGAGGGCGATTCACTCAAAGAGTGGGACAGGATAACGCCGATCCTGTACAAAAACGGCTTAATCAGCGAGCTTGATACGGCTGAGCTGGCAGCTTACTGTTGCTGCTTTGCAAGGTGGCGGGAAGCTGAAAGACACATAAAAGAAAACGGGCTGACAGAAATAACCTCCAACGGCAATATTATTCAATCGCCGTATGTAGGCATTGCCAATACGGCGATGAAACAAATGCACCAGTTTCTTTGCCAATTCGGCATGACTCCTGCTTCCAGAGCCTCAGTTATAAAAGAGACTCAGGAAGATCCTAACAATCCCCTTTTGGAGTTCTTAAGAACTTCGTGAAAAAGGTGGAACCTGTTAAAAAAAAGCGAAAAACCTACCCGCATGTAAACATTGCTAACCGATATGCCCGTGATGTTGTAAAAGGCAAAATCGAAGTTGGCAGGGGAGTAAAACTTGCTTGCATGCGGCATTTTGCCGACCTTGAAAAATCCAAAAAGGCGGCTTTTCCCTACTTTTTCGACAAGGAAAAAGCGGAAAGGAGTTGCCGCTTTTCGGAACTTTTAGTTCACGTCAAAGGCAAGTGGGCAGGGCAATACATAGTCTTAGAGCCTTGGCAGTGCTTTGTCGTCTGCTCTCTTTTCGGCTGGCTCCAAAAAAAAGACGGTTTGCGACGATTCAGGGAGGCCTACATTGAAGTGCCGAGAAAAAACGGAAAGTCGGTATTGGCTGCTTGCATTGCTCTTTATATGTTTTTGGCCGACGGCGAGGCAGGAGCGGAAATTTATGCGGGAGCGACTACGGAAAAGCAGGCATGGGAAGTTTTCAGACCCGCCAAACTGATGGCCGAGAAGAGTCCAGGCTTCAAAGAAACGTTTGCCGTAGACATATTTGCCAAGTCTATGTATTACCCTCGAATGGCGGCGAGATTCGAACCCTTGATAGGGAACCCGGGAGACGGCGGAAGCCCTCATTTTGCCGTAGCGGACGAATATCATGAGCATCCGACGTCAAGACTTTTTGATACCATGCAGACAGGCATGGGCGCAAGAAGTCAGCCGCTGATGCTTGTCATAACGACGGCTGGTATTAATCTTTCCGGGCCGTGCAGAGCGCAACACGTTCATGTGATGAATATTTTGCATGATAAGGTTGAAAATGAAAGCACATTCGGGCTTATTTACGGCATTGACGAGGACGACGACTGGACAAATTTTGAGGTTTGGAAAAAAGCCAATCCGAATTTTGGGACAAGTCTCAATGAGGATTATCTTTTCAGACAGTACCAGGCTGCGCTGCAGAAACCGTCACATCAGAATATTTTGCGTTGCAAACATCTTAACCAGTGGCTGACGGCCAACAATTCATGGCTGAATGCAGTGAAACTTGAGCAATGCATAGACAAGACTTTGATTCCTGAAAATTTGAAAGACAAGCGTTGCGTTATAGGGCTTGACCTTGCGTCTAAAATCGACATGGCGGCTGTTTCTTTGCTTTTCTTCGACGAGGAAAATTATTGGTCTTTCGGCAAACATTATTTACCAAGAGAGACGGTAGACAGACCCGAAAACCAGCACTACCAAGGATGGGAATTCGAAGAGCGTTTGACAGTCACGGAAGGAGCAACAATCAACTTCCAGACTATCAAAGAAGACATTTTAGAGCTGTGCGCTGAATACAACGTCGAGGCTGTGGCATTCGACCCGTGGCAAGCTACCCAGATATCTCAGGAACTGGCCGCAGAGGGGTTGATTATGATCGAAACCAGACCGACAGTAGCAAATTTTTCGGAAGCAATGAAAACGCTGGAAGGAGCTATTTACAGCGGTCATTACAAGTTTGACGGTGACCCGGTTTTACACTGGATGTTTACAAACGTGGTTTGTCACTACGATAAAAAGGATAACGTCTTTCCTAATAAACCTGACAGAGCAAGCAAAATTGACGGCGTTGTCGCTTTGCTTATGGCTCTGAATATCGCTATCAGAAAGCAATCAGAGCCCGAACCTGGAGAAGAGGCAGGTGTTCACGTATGGTAATAAAAAACGAAGACAATTTACCTTTGGAGCTCAGCAGGGAGTTTGTGCGAAGAAGCAAAATTTAATCCTGTACAATTCTGTCTTTTTAGTGTATTATTTGAATAAAGGGGAAGCGGAAAAGATATGAAATTTTTCTCAACCTTAAAAAATACAATCAAAAACATGTTCGGAGAAGCCTATCAAGGCACGGACAAAGCAGTCAATGACGCTATAAAAAACATAGTTTATCAAAAGGGAGCTGTATCACCCGACCAGGCAATGAGACAGGCTACCGTATACGCATGCGTCACTCTTATAGCCGATAATATAGCTCAACTGCCTTTACATCTCTACGAGAAAACAGACGGAGATAACAAACCGGCAAGAAATAAAGCCGTCAAGCACCCTGTTTATAAGCTTTTACGGCAAAAACCGAACAGCTGGCAAACCCCCTTTGAATTTTATCAGTTTTTGCTTCACTCTTTACTTCTGTATGGCATGGCATGCTGCTATAAAAACCGTGTAGGGGGTAAGCTGATGGGACTGGAACCCATACCGCCTGAAAATATCAGCGAAGTATGGGAGGGAAATAAGCGTCATTTTTCCGTTTATCTCGAAAATGGAGTGAAAAATTTTCACACTGACGATATTTTTTGCGTCAAAGCTATGACCCTGAACGGCAGAACCGCCGTCAGCCCCATAACCTATGCGGCTCGTAACATAGATATGAGTCTTGACGCGGGTGATTATGCGTCTTCTTTTTACAAAAACGGCGCAAGGCCTTCAGGGATTTTAACAACAGCTCAATCCCTTTCTCCCGAAACATCGGAAAAGATGAAGGAAAATTGGAAAAAGGCTCATGGCGGCGGCAACTCAGGCGGCACAGCTGTTTTATGGGGAGGCATGGAATATAAAGCTATATCCATGAGCAATCAGGATGCTCAGCTTCTTGAGCTTTTAGGCTTTCAAAGAACAGAAATTGCGGCCATTTACAGAGTCCCTCCTCATATGGTGGGAGCAGTGGACAAGACAAGCTCTTGGGGAACAGGTATCGAAGAGCAGAAGCAAAGCTTTTTAACTTTCACTTTACAGCCTTGGTTAACCCGTATAGAGCAGGCAGTAGCAAGAGACCTTTTAAGCGATGGGGAGAGCGGCAACTTTTACGCTGAATTCCTTACAGACAAGTTTTTGCAGAGCAATCAAAGAGACAGGTCAGACAGTTACAAAACTGCCCTTGGCGGCACACAGCACCCGGGCTGGCTGACGGTTAACGAGATAAGGCAAAAGGAAAACATGCGGCCGTTGAAGGGGGGCGACAAACTCTACTCTCCTGTTTCACCTGTGGATTCGGGAAGCGGACAATCGGAGGCTTTTATAAATGAATAAATACAAGTTCAGAAAATTTGCGGCTCAGCAAGGCAGTTTCAAGGCTCAAGGGAATACTTTGATTCTTGATGGTGTCATTGGCGATTGGTGGGACGAGACTACAAGCAAAAGCATTAATCAAACAATCCGGGCCATGGAGGGCGACATAACAGTTTTTATCAATTCTCCGGGCGGAAGCGTTTTTGACGGCATTTCAATCATGAATACTTTGCGACAGCATGAAGGCAAGATCACAGTTATTATCGACGGATTAGCGGCTTCTATAGCGTCAGTTATAGCCGTGGGAGTAGCCGACAAGGGCAAGCTGGTCATGCTTGCGGGTTCAATGATGATGATACACGATCCCTTCACCATAACATGCGGCAATGCGGCAGAGCTGCGAAAAACAGCGGAAACACTGGATACTTTGACTGCGAACATCGCCAAGATTTACGCAGACAAGAGCGGCAAGAGTCTTGATGATATCAAGGCGGCCATGAACGACGAGACATGGTTCACAGCCGCAGGAGCTCTGGAATACGGGTTAATCGATGAAGCTGAGGCTATAGAAAGCGAAGCGGATATAAAGAATTTCGATTTGTCTTTCTTCAACAATGTGCCTGAAGACCTCAGGCAAAGAATAAAGGGGATTAAACCCGGAACTATACGCGAATTTGAATCACTCCTGCGGGATGCGGGATTTAGCCGTTCAGAAGCAAGAGCGGTTGCTTCCGGCGGTTTTTCGGTTCTTGAGCAGCGGGACGCTGTAAAAAGCGAAGAAAGCACAGCGGCGATACTTGAAGCCGTTAAAAACCGTTCAAAAATATTTGAAATCGGAGGCAAAAACAATGACTGAACAAATATTAAACCTGCTCACAGAGCAAGGGAAAGCTTTTGAAGCCATGAAAGAGGCTAACGACAGGCGGCTTGAAGCTCTAGAAAAGAATCATGCCGTGGGCGAGCTGACAGAAACCGTGGCAAAAATTCAAAATGAATTGATTAATAACCGCAAGCAGATTGAAGCTCTAGAGAAAGAAGCGGCTGCTAAAAACTCTCTTCAATTCAGCACAAATAAAACCGGCCCGCAAGAACTCAGAGAAGAGCTGATGGACATCTACAAGGGCGGCTTTTTTCAGAACGCCGTTAGAACGGATGACGAGGGCGACGGCGGCTATGCTGTGCCCGAGGGACTGGACAAGAAAATTGACGATTACATTATGGCCGATGTGAAGCTTCTGCAGCTTTGCACTGTAGCGCCTTTTATCGCCAATTATAAAAAAGACGTGACTATAATTCCTGCGACCGTCACAGACGGCACAGAAGGAGTTGCGGCGACTGAAACAACAACGCCGCAGCTTGAGCAAGTCACTGCTGTTGAAGGCAAGCTGCTTGCAAAAGCGAAGGTAACCGAGGAGTCCAGACGCGATCTTATGTTTTCTCCGGAGGAATGGGTAAAAGATAATATTTCTATGATCATGGCCGAAACCTTGGAACAAAGGCTTCTCTCAGGCACAGGCGCAGACGGTGAAACACTTGGCATACTTAAGCAGCCTTATAACTTCTGCGCGGATGCTACAAGATCTTTTAAAATTATTCAGTGTATCAAGACAGGCGCTAACGGCAACTTTGTGGCTTTTGATTCCGACACAGGAGTAGGACCGCTTGACTGTCTCAAAGACGCGAGAGGTTCTCTGAAATCGGCATACAGACGCGGTGCTGTTTGGCTGATGAACACGGTAACCGAGTCTCTTATCCAGAAGCTTAAAGACAGCGAAGGCAACTATCTGTGGAGACCTGGACTTGTCGCGGGCGAGCCTAACACCCTGTTCGGCTATCCCGTTCATATAAGCGACTTTATGCCCGATCCGGCTACAAATAGCTTATCAATCCTCTTTGGCGACTTCAAGAGAGCCGTCAGGGTAGGTTATGGCAACAGTACTTATGTTGTGAGGGACAATATAACTGTATTCCCTGACATTTTCTTGATGTTCTCTAAGTTCTACGATCTCACTCTTAGAGATTCGCGGGCTTTGAAAATGATTAAATTCTCTCTCTGATTTTATTTCTCTCCTTTTCCTGCGGCAGGAGCCTTTACAGGCTCTTGCCCTTCTCTTGAAACAAAGGATTAAACAATGAAACTTAAATTTTTGAAAGATTACCGCTTTTCTCCTGACGGCTCTCTGGTTATTACCTATGAAGCTGGTAATATCATAGAGACTGATAATAAGAGGCTTGTCGAGGCGGCTACAGCCGACGGAGCAGCGAAAACCGAAATTCAGGAAAAACCTCAAAAGAAGGCAAAATAATGACTGTAATCTCCATAAAAAATGTAGAGCCCGTGACGGTAGAGCCCGTGACGCTTGAAGAAGCCAAACAGCACCTCAGAGTCACTTTTGATGAAGAAGACCAGCTGATCTTGAACCTGATTGCTGCTGCCCGCGAGTATGCGGAAGCCTTTCATGGCAGACATTATATAAGTTCAGAAGTTACAGAAGTTACAAGCAGGATTCCTAATGTTTTCAGACTGGCGAAAATTGCAACCAAGGGACTTGTAAGCGTCACGGTGAGAGACTTTGACGGCAATGAGCATAATTTGACGGACTTCTACGAGTTGGACAAGTCAAAGGCTTTTCTCTGTCTGAAAACGGGCAGTCAGTTGCCGGCGGAAGTCTCACAACTTTATTGGAACGATCCGGTAGAGATAATCTACTTGACAGGCTATGAGCCGAAAATGAAGACAAAGCAAGCAATACTTCTGCTTGTCGGTCACTGGTATGAACACAGGGAAGCTGTTCTTGTCGGGGGCGGCGTGGGCTTTAATTCGGCTACGCCTATTCCTCTAGGCGTTGACGCTCTTTTGCAGCAGGAAAGACATACGGTGCTATGAGAGCTGGAAGACTCAGAACAAAAGTAGATATACAACAAAAGATTTCTGTTCCTGACGGCTCGGGCGGCAATGTTTCTGCTTGGGAAACTGTGGCCAGCGTCTGGGGCAGAAGAGTTATCAAATCCGGCTATCAAAAGACTGTAGCCGAACAGATAGAAAGCAGGTTAGACGCTGAATGGGAAATAAGATATATGAGCGGCATTAGTCCCGACATGCGGCTTAAAGCTGAAGGCAAAATATACGACATCAAGGCTGTATATGATCCGAGCCAAAAAAAGGCTTTGCTGCGGCTTCTGACTACGGAATATCAGGCGGAAGGGAGCTAAAAGCGATGCGATAACAAAAATGCCAATAATCTCTACTGCGGCTGCTTCTACAATAAAGCGTAGAAGATGGAAAACCAAGAATGGTTAGAAGTATATAACCTAGGATAGTAATCAAAAACACGTTTTTACTCCTTGGAAAGCGAGAAATTCAATGAAATACAGGCGAGTCGGACGTAAAGCATCCGCAATAGTGTGCGAGGGATTGGCAAGGGAGGATATAAACAAATTCTTTCACAAAATCAACAAGACACACTTTAAAGCATGGAAGGGAACTCTTAAAAAGTCAATGATTAATATCAGCCGGAAAACAAAAAAGACTGTGCCCGTAAGCAAAAAAAGCAGAAGAGCTAAGCAGGGCGGTAGACCCGGCGATTTCAAACGTTCCATAAAGTGGAAAGTAGGCAGAAAAATACTCGTCGGCTGGGTATACAGCTCTTTGCATGACAACACGACAAAGCGCGGCTACATAGGGCACCTGATAGAATACGGCACAAGAAGTAAAAAGCAGAAAAAAGGCAAGTATTTTGAACCGGCCAGAGAAGCGGAAATACCCGTTCTTCTCAGAAATATTAAAGCCGTGTGCGACAAAATTAGAACCGGAAAGGATTTGCTGCCGTGAAACACAGAGGAATTGGTACAGCCGAACTTCAAAAACTTGTTTATAAACGGTTGTCGGAAGCTGGCGTAAAGGTTTTGGATGAAGTGGCGGAAAATACAAAATTTCCCTTTGTGACAATCGGCGAAACAAGAAGCGAAGACGGAGGCATAAAAAGAGAGGCAAGCAGCTACATAATCGAAGAATTAGACATTTGGAGCAGGGCGGAAGGTTTTAAAGAAATAAAAGAAATCGCTGATGACATAGCGGAAGCTTTAAGGGGCAATTATCCGCATGACGACTGGCAGTTTGAATTTTTAGGCATTTCCGACTTTGAAACTGCGAGACTGGACGACGGAATAACCAGGCACGGAGCTATCAAAGCCGAGTTTTTAATATTTGAAAAATAGCAAGGAGTAATAAATGGCTAACAGAAAGATTCTTGGCAATGCGGTTTTACTGAAAATGGACGGCACTCTCATAGGAGCGCAAAGAAACGCCTCATTAGATATCAATGCTTCAGAAATTGACACTTCAGACAAAACAACAGGCGGATGGGACACATTTCTTGTCGGTAATCGTTCGTGGGATATGACATGCGAAGCAATCGCCGTTGAAGGCGATGAGATACAGGATTCAATTATTGACAAAGCTCTTGAAGGCGAGACTGTGCAAATAGTTTTTGAGCACGGAACCAGAACGGCTTATACCGGCACGGCGGCCATTTCCTCCTGTTCTCTTTCAGGCGACAAGGGCGATGTTTCTACTGCTTCTTTTAATCTTAAAGGAGCTTCTGAACTCTTCAAGAGTATTTTACCCGATCTCGTTTCTACGGTTCTTGACTCAACCAACAAAATTTTGACGCTGACTTTCTCTTGCTCT